AGAGACTTCTCCTTTGGTTTCAATAAAGCCAGAATCTATCACATCACCGGTATTCACAACAGCATCTGTTATACTATATTCTAATGCCGAGTTTTCAGATGGCACAAATACCAAGTCTATTGGATTACCGGTTGAAGTTAAAAATGTTGCATCTTTTACAATTTTAAATTGATAGTTTGTATTGCTGTCTCCCATCACAGAAATTCTCTCTGGTATAAGAATTGCATCTAAATGGTCTGCTGTCAATCTAAAAGTAGCTAAATTGTAAAATGTACCAACACTCGCAAGTGTATATGTTTGATTTATATCTCTGCCATGAGAAATGGTCGGTGCTCTTCTGTCGGGATTAAAACCACCTTCACTAACTACAGTTGAACAAATTTGTTTCAGTGTGCTGGAAGATGCCGTATTTGTTTTATTTGTAATTTCATATCTTAGAGGCAAACATGCTGTTGTCATGTATGTGTCTTCATTTATATTTTCATTATGAAATATATGTGCTGTTTTTAAAGCACCACCATCTACAAATCCACAACGAACATCACCCACACCTAGCCATTCAATGTCTAACCAAAAAATTTGAGATTTTGTAAAATCTATGGCATCTACACCGTCAGAACGAACATCATATTTTTTTCGAATTGATGAAAATTGAGTTCCATCAAAACGGTCTATATTCCAATCAGTCTGTGCAATTCGATTTTCTTGAACACTTCCAGTTGAATAAGACCGAAGTACCAGATATGCAGTAGTGTCATCAACTTCTAAAAAAATTCCATTTTGATCATTGAAATATCCAATACGTTGTCTGAGTCCGCTTTTAGCAGGATTCATAGCAAATGTGTTCATAACAAGAAGTGATTTACCAGGTTGATAATAGAAAATCTTTTTAGTTTCTCTAATGACTTCACTATTAGCTTGGTCATCTACAGTCAATGATAATGAACTTGTATTTGGATTATGTGTAATAGATGTATTGACAGTGTTTGCTGTACTCCATCTATTATTATCTTCATAACGATGCTGAGAATCAAAAATAGTAAATGCATCTGATATTCTCAATCTACCAAATGCATCTACAATTCCACCAGAAGGAGTTACTTTGTCGTCCAGCATAAAGACTTCAAATCTACCTTCTACATCTATTGTATTATTGTGAGAACACCATTGCATTAATTATACCTCACATTTCATCATTGTAATCAGAATCACCACCCATACTAAAACCCATCATTTGTTTTGATGCGCTAATAGGTTTTACTTGAAATGGAGTAATCTTTCTCATCATGGGTTTTGACTCTGGAGTTTTTTCTTTATACTCATCATGATATTTTTCACCTTCATCTTCTTTTCTATCCTTTGTTGATTTCATATAATCCGCAGCGGTATCAAGATATGCAGTAGCAAGCGTAATTTTACTCTGTACCCATTCTGGTAAATTTTGATTATCCGTAAGAATAGATTTTAATGTATCAATAGCATTACAAGCTTTTTGTAGCTGAGTCTTAGCCATATCTCCTTCAAAATCGTATTCATATTCTTCACCAGGTAAATGGTCCTCATTAATATCACGCAATTGTTTTTTTAGTTCTTCAATTTCTTGAAGTTTTAACGAAATCTTATCTTGAATAGCCTGTCTACTTGAAGAAGCAGACTTTTCTTGTTCTCTTTCTAATTCAGGTGATTCTTCAGAGACAGTGAAGTATCTGTCTATTATATTTTTAATATCTGACATAATTCCTTTATTAAATAAAAAATATGTATTAATTTATTGTTTGTATTTATAAAGTTATTGGGTTTCCAACTGTTTTAATTTTTTCTTATCATTTTCTATCATAAACAAAACATCTTTTCTAAAATCTTCTGTTAAATTTTGAATTGAAGATAATTCTCTATAATCAAATTTATTTTTATATTTTGATTCAATAATATAATCAGGATTAATTTTATTAAATATCTCATCAGACTTTATAATACTTTCATATTCTAATAAAAATGTATAAAATAAAATTTTATTTTTTAAAAAATCAATATCATTTTTTGCTACTAATAGTTTTTTAACAAGATGTTCATTATAATATTCTGTAACCAAAGAAATCTTTGAAAACTTAGTAAATTGATGGTATATTTTATATTTTACACTATAAGAACAATTTCTTTTTTTAGTACGACCACTAAAAAATATTATATTTGCATTTTGTTTTTCTTTTAAAGAACTATTATAATAATTAATAACTTTATTATCATTAAAATGATTAATTTTTATATCTGTATTTGATAATTGATCTTTTATCCATGACTGGTCACTATACCTATATTTAAAAAGAGTGATGCCTTTATATTCTTTCATAACAATATCTTTTATACCTATAAAATTTTTATAAATAAAAGTTTTATCTCCACTCCAAGCCATTAAACTTGAATTTATACTATTATTTTTTCTAGATTTATAATCTTCTAAAAACCAAAAATTATCATCTACTATCTCAATATCATCAAGCCAATCAATGTTATTTTGTATATGTAAATCTAAATCAAAATAAATAGTTTTACCATCAAAAACATTTTTAAATAATTCTAACTTACTCCAAAATCTAGGCAAATCATCTTCTAATAAAATATACTCACAAAAATTCAAAGGTATACTACTTAAACATATGAAATTAAATTTTTTAGTATAATGTGTTTCTAATAGTTGCTTTAAATGTAGAACATCATTTTTATTATAAGAATGACTTCTCTTTAATACACATAAAAAATTCAACATTTAAATATTCCTATGAAAAAATTAATACAAGATATTAGCAAACTTCTCAATGAAGAACAAAAAATAAATGGTTATTATGCAGTGTTATTATCTGAAGACTCATACAATCAAGTGAAAGAATACGCTAATTATAAAATTGTTCGGTCAAATCATATAACAATTGCTTACGATCCTTCAATATCTACTGCAGAAAAACTTAGTGAATTACTAGGAAAAAGAATATCTATCACTACGAAAGAACTTTGTGAAAATGATAACATACAAGCATTCACAGTAGAAATGAATAATTTAGAAAGAACAGATGAAGGAATTGCTCACATTACAGTATCACATACTGAAAATGCAAAACCATTTGACTCCAATGAAATGCTGAAAAATCCCGATAGGGTTCGTAATATAGAATTGAACCTCAACGGCACTTTTAAGTTCATATCTCACCAATAAAAAAAGGGGAAGTGCAAAACACCTCCCCTTTCTAAAAAATTAATTATAAAAATTAATTTATTACTTCAAGTTTGAAACCATCATTTTTCGATAGTATACGTTTGCATTAGCAGTGATACCATTACCAGTCACTCGGGTAAGACCTTGTGAGAATGGATTTGCAACAATTGCATCTCGGCTCATGAAACCAATAATCGGTGTGAATGTATTAGGATCTTGAGCTTTCAACATTTGTAGAGGCTGATATGGACAGTAGAAAATACCAGCATCATAAGGAGATGTACCTTTATATCCAACTGTTACAAGTGCAGTGTCTCCAACAGGAAGATATGGGTCAATATAAACTCTAAATTGACCATTCAATACACCAGCAAACAAATTGTCGGTTTCGTCAGATTTTAGATTATTTTTCAAGTTAGAAGAATAATCCAATACGCCAGCCATTTGAAGTGCAGAGGCAACATCAGCAGAACAGATAATTACATTACCTTTTCCTCTACGTGTCTCTCTTGCAATTTGATTTGCTTCAAGTTCCATTTGGAACATCAAACCTTTAAACTTCTCAACTGACCATCTACCATTTGAATCAACAAGTAAGTCAAATGTATGTGGTGTGGTTGCATTAGCTGCACCAGGTTTTGCAACGGTGTAAATGGTGCGAATGACTTGTCGGTTAATTTCTGCCAAAATTTCATTTGAAAGAATGTTTGCCAATTCGCTTTCAGCATTCAATCCATGAGTTGCTTTCAAGTCTTGTGCCATTTCTAATGTATATTGACCACGGAGTTTTCTTGACTCAGCAGAAACAGACATTTTCTCAATTGAGAATGACATTTCAGGAATCTCTTTGAATGCGCCTCCTCTTCCCAATTGCTCACCAGCAGATGTAACCATACCTGTTCCTGTATCTGGATTAGTAAAGAAATCAGAAACAGGATCTAGTGCTTTATGTGTTCCAGTGCCAGTAGAAGAATATTCTGTATTTGCTTCACCATAGAATGCTTCTTTTCCACCATTTGTTCCTCCAGAACCATCATAAACACTACCTTCATTCGCAAGTGTTCCTGGTGAACCGTATTGTGAACGCATTGCAAAAATCAATCCTACTGGAGATGTCATTGGCTGAACACCACAAACATCATATGCCAACAATTTTGGCATAGTTCTTCTTACAAGAGAAATCAACACGGGATCTACCCATTGTACTGAACCACCTGTTACATTTGCACCTTGAGCGGAAGGACTTCCACCAGCAGCATCCATAGCAGAACCCATTGGTGCGCCACCAACATTTTCTGATAAGAATAATCCTTGACCATTTTGTGTAGCAGCCTGTTGACGCATCATATTTTCTTGATTTTCCAAAAGAATAGCGGTCACACTTTTTCTGTATGCATCATCGATGTTTGGCAATTCCTCATGCTCAAGGATTGGTTGCCATTTTTTTTGAACTTGTTCGTTAAGAATCATACGTTCTCCTTTGTTAAAAAATTGAAATACTTTCTTTTATTTATTTATATATATCTTTTTTCAATTTTCAAAACTTATATTTTGAAATTGCTTGCTTATATATATCAATTGAAGACGGAGCACTTGCTTCTGCATGATAATCTTCAACTAAAGTTGATGCTTCAAATTGCTCATTTTCAACCATATCTTCATTTTTAGATTCTACATTACTTTCATTGTTGTTTGAAAAATAATGCTCTTTAATGATTTGAATTTTTTTCTCAAATTCTTCTTCACTTTCAAAATCAACAGATTCAGTTAGTCCAACTAACTGGTCTCTTTCTGCCATTGTAAGGTCAGATGATTTTTCAAAAATGATATTTTTTCTTTTCTCTTCTTGAAGTTGTTTTTTCAAGCGCATGTTTCTCTTTAAATGAGTGTTTACTTGCTCTTGAAGTTCTTCAGTTTTTTCTTCCAATGAAACTACTAAATCTTCTTTTCCTTCTGGGACATCAATGTAATTTTCTGAGAAAAGATTTTTCAAACCAAAAATAAAGTTTTCTGTGATTTCAGTGCGAACACCTTTTTCAACAGCCAATTCATTTTCTTTTAACCACTCTTCTGCAACATATGTAATATATTCATCAATTTTAGTGGTTAGATTATCAAGTTCTTCATGAAGTTGTTCAGCGTGTGCTTCTACCGCTTCTTTTAGATTATCATTATATTGTTCTTCTAACTCTTCTTTAATACTAGCAACTTCTTCGTTGATTCTTTGATTTAAAACAGTTTCAAACAAAATTGCTGCTTTCTCTTTAAACTCTTCAGTCAATGTCTCATCTTGTGCAAACAATTGATCAATTTGCTCTTTCATGTCTTTCTTTTTTGCCTTTTTCTTATCATCTTCATCATCGTCTTCATCCTCTTCTTTCTCATCATCATCTTCTTCTTTCTCATCATCATCATCACTCATTTCAGGCATATCATCGTCATCGTCATCATCTTTTTTCTTTGCTGCTTCTTCGACAACTTCATCTTTTTCATCATCTTTACTATCATCATTAGCATCCATATTTTTCATTTCATCCATCAACTGAGTTGACAAAGTGTCAATCGTTGTGCCTTTTTCGATAGTGACTTGTGTAGCGGAAGCATCCATTTTCATCTCTTTCATCAAAGCATTGACTGTAGAATCGACTTTATCTTCATCTACAACAGTGCTTAGATCTGTAGAATTTTTAATAGTATCCCCGAATTTCTTTTTCATGAACTCGGAAATCTTATTTTTTAATTCGGTCTTAGTCATAAGATTCCTTTTACTTAATGGTTAATATGTCAGTCCGTTTATAGACTATTTATATTATTTTAGTTTTTAGCAATTTCTTTCAAGAAGTTATCAAATATTTTAAGAGTTTCCTGCTCTCTTCTTTCTCGCAGTTTTTCCTTTATACTTAATTCAACAGCATCTTTAGTATCTTCAAGAAGTTTTTCTAGTTTCTCTTCTTTTTTACGAACTTGTGAATTTGCTTTTTTCTCAATCAAAGATTTCATTTCTTTATTTTCATTCATAAGAACAAAAATCTTATCTTGCATAGTTTTAATTTCCGTTTTCATTTCTACTAAAGTATCAAACCAAGGCATTGGATTTGATGCAATAGTTTTTTCTTCATTGATTTCAGATTGTTTTTTCAAAAAAGTTTTTGTGTCTTCATTCCAAATCCAATCAACAGATTCCATTACCATATCAACAAACGCTTTTGGTGCAGATGGATCATAAACTACATCAATTGCTGCCAATTGAAAATCTTCTCCAACTAAAGAATAGCCTTCTTTTTGAATGAGAGAGCCAACACCCCGAGAAGATACACCTAATTTAACACCACCATCAACAAGACCACGTACAATATTTCCACATGGTGTATCCAACACTTTAGCTTTCCCTAAAATATGATTTCCATCTATATTTAATTCAGTGATTAGATGAGAAACCCTTTCAAGATTTACAGTTGGGTCAGCAGGATGATTCAATTCTCCTAATGCTCTTTGAGAATTTACTTTCTCATCTACATATCTTTTAGTTTCTTTTTCTAAAATTGGTAAAGAATACATTCTACCATTTTTATTAGTTTCTTCAGCTTGCATGAATATACCAGACAGATAATGAGTCTTTGCACCACTTTCAGATTCCTCTGTAATAGTTTGAATATTATCTGAACTCTCTACAAGTAATTTCATTTCTTCCTCTATCTTAAAGTTTTAGACCGTGCTTTGGTTTGTTTTCTTTTAATGAACATCTTCTTCATTTTTCCAGGATTAGCTTTTATTTTACGCCATCTTTTAAGAGAAGCTTTTCGGTCTTTTTCTTTTTGTTTTGCAGGTTTCGCAGTTTTTGGTAAACACATGACCTCTTTAACTTTTTTACCTGCTACTGATATTTCTCTATTTAGAGGTTTTTTATATTCATCTGATTTACAAGTCATTACAATTTTATCAAGACCGGTTCTTGGATTTCTTCTCCATCTCACATGAGCAAATCCTTCTGTGATATTATTTTTAAATAATTCCATATTAGAATTTACAAATTTATCAACTTTATTCTGTATGTTTGGGTCTTTTTCCCCAACAGAGTTTACAAAATTATTTAAAAGTTCAACGATTTTTGCTCTCTTTTTTTCTGAAAATTTTGACATATCTGCTATTGTTTTTTTAGGAATAGAAATTGCTTTTGTTGTATTTGTATTTTGTGTTTCATTCTTTTTATTTGAAACAGCAACCTCTTTAGTTTCGGCAGAATCTTCAGTAGGATTCATATATTCAAAAAATTCTTTTAAAATTTGTTCTCTCTTTTTTATATTTTCCGGAAATTTAAAAGTCTCTAAATTTTGAAATAAACTTTTAACTACTTGCATCAATAAATCTTCGATTTCTAAAATATTTTTAGAATTCAGAATATTATCGCTTACTCTATTAAGAACTTTTAATTTAGGTAAAGTAGCTAATAACTTGTTTTCATTTAATTTATTATTCTTTATTGCATCATGTAACAATATTATGAATTTACAGAAGACTGTTAAATTGTAATGTAAAAAATATAATGCACTTGGATGTAAATTTTTATTATAAAGACTTACTTTATTATTTTTGTCTAATAGATTTTCAAACAATTTTTCTAAAAGAGTATAATGTAATTTAACATCATTGAATTTTTTAAAATTGTCTTTATCATTTAAAATTAATTTACCAATATCAGAAAAATCCTGCTCTGTTGTTTTCTTTAATTTACTGACATCATTAATTAAAAAGTTTATAAACTTATAAACTCCTTCATCTTTGGCTCTATCAAGTTTGTGCCGACTCTGTTTGTCTTTTAATGTTTTTTTGAAATTATTTAATTTATCTTTAATTAAAGATGCTAAATCTTCAAGTATAATATTTTCTTCATCTGAGAAATCATTTACATCATCTTGTAATCTACTTTTAAATCCACCCTTATCATAAAGTTTAGTTCCTAAAGCATCTAATTGAGCTTTTACTTCTCTAGTGTTTGGATTATTTTCTCCTAACTTTTTTAGATATTCCGTATACTGATGATTTAACACCATGTATTTCTCAACATCACCCAATTTATTTTTATTAGTATAACTTATTACTTCTTTTGGTGAATCACTTGAATTAAAAAATTTGACATCAGGTAAAACAAAATTTTTATATCTAGAATTTTCTTTTTCAAGTTGAATTATTTTATCATTTATAGCTTGTATTTCATCTTCATCTGCTTTACCACCCGCTCTATCTTCTAATTCAATTAACTCCATACTGAGTCTATGAATTTGATTGAGGTTTGATTTTACACGATTTGTAATTTTAACTCGTTTTCTTTTTTCACCAAACGATAATGTATCTCTTATTTTAGTGGCTCCTTTATTTGCTAAACCACCAGCAATTGATTTAGCTTTACCAGATAGTGCATCAATTGCAGAATCAATAAAAGATCTTTCTAGCAATAAAAGGTCCACCCCAGAATTTACATAATAACTTTCATAATCTTCTTTTATAATGTTTGATAATAAATTATTCTGCGGATGCAGGTTGCTCGGTTGATTCTGGTTCTTCATTTGAATTTTCTTTATTAAAAATACTTTTTGATAATTCTTGTTTCTTGTCTTCTAATTTATCATATACTTTATTTGCAATAAGTTGCTCAAAGTTTTCTTTTGTTTTACTCATATCACCATCATTGATATTTTTAATCATGTCTTTTGCTAAATTTTCCATTATAATTCTCCAGTTGGGGTTGCAGCAGGAGGAGTAGTGCCTCCTCCACCTAAATCATCTATCATTCCACCTGATGTCGGTTCTGGAGTTTCAGGACCTAATCCACCCAAACCTCCACCTAAACCTAAATCAGGTCCTCCTAAACCACCAAGACCTCCACCACCCATTCCAAATCCAGGCTCACCTTCTTGTGGTGCAAATCGTTGATCATATTTTTCTTCTTCTATTTCTTCATCAATACGTTCAATATCATCATCACTCAACGCTAGTATATTTTTACGAATGTAATTTGCTGAAAAATATTTTCCTCTATATTCTTCAGCATCTCTCAATACATTCATTTTTTCTGTGAGTAATTCTAAGTTTTTTAATGCATTGAAATTACTATCTTGATCAAAGATGAAATGAATTTCATCTTTCATTTCTTCCCATTGTTTTAATGAAACAATGTTTTTTAATATTAATTGTCTTTTTAATATTTCTAAGAAAAAATTTGAAAATCTTGTTCTTAGTCTTTCAATGAATCTTAAAAATTTATATTCTTCTCTGGAAATTTCACTGGCTCTACCTAATGAAAATCCACTCTCTGGTTGCATTCTTGAAATTGGAACATTCAAAGAACGAAACAATTGTCTTTGAAAAAATTCTAATTCATCTAATTGTGTGAAGTTCGCTTCGCTTCCTTGAATTGTATCAATTTCAGTTGTAGCACTTCCATTTCTTCTGGGCATCCAATAATCTTCAAGCATGGCTTGAAACTTTCTATCATCTCTTAATTGACCAGTTTTACTATCGTAAACCATTTTGTTACGATACTGATTCATTAGAGAATACATATATTGTTCTGCTTTTGCTTTTGGCAAGTTACCGACATCTACATAAAAAACTCTACGTGACGGTGCTCTACTCAATCTATAAATAATTGCCGCATCTTCTAGCATTCGTATTTGATTTAATGGTCTGAATGCCTTATGCAAATATGATACAACATTTGTTCTTCTTTCATCTAATAAACCACTTGTGATATAGATGATAGAATCTGGAGCAACTTTCAACACATTTTTTCTATCACCATCTGTTTCGGTATTGAACACTCCATTTTCAGAATACAAATAATAATCATTGAATTTTTGATTGATGCTTACTTCTTCCATTCCAATACGAACAGACGCATCATTTTCAGTTTTTTGTTTTTCTCGTATTTTTTTTATTTTAAAAGGATCTATAGGTCTGAGTTCTATGATTCCTTTTTGTGGATTTTGAGTATCTATGAGAACATGATAATAAATTCTACCATCTATAAACCATTTACGAAATATTTCAAATCCAGTATATTTAAAATTTAATTTGTCAAGAATGGTATAGAATTCATCTGAAATTTTTTCTTTCAGCATTTCAGAATAATCTTCTAGATAATCAAGTTCTATATTTACAGGGTATGTTTTTCTTCCAGAAATGATCGATTCATTTACAATTTCATCTATTGCAAGTTCACATTCTGGTTGCATTGCCATTGAGCGATACCTTGCCATCAAATCAAATTCATTGTTAAATGTATTATCTAAATTTAGATAAGTACCATAAACACCAGCAGACCCGACAATGGCTGAACCATCATCAACATCAGGTGGTGTGAAAGATTGAAGATTCGGTTCTTCTCTATCTTTCTGTTCTTCAAATTTCCATCCAAATAATGTAGCCATGAAGGTAAACTCCTTATAATAAATTAAACTAAGTGTTTCATTTATTTATCATTCACGATATTTAAAAATAAAAAAAACCCACACTGTTCAAAGTGTGGGTTTTTTGTTATATGGTAATAATTTTGAAAATTATCCTACAGAACCTCCAAAGCCCTCAAAGGATCCTGTTTCAGAAGGAGCCCATCCTTTCAGATTTCCACCAAATGGATTATCTGCACCAATTGTATTAGTAGAACTGCCAGTTCCACTTGTTGGAACTGTTGATCCAGAAGCCTTCTCCCAATATTGATAAGCAAAAGTTACACTAAATTCTTCAATAGTATCTTTAGTATCCCAACTTAAATCAATAGCACTGACATTAATTGGAAATGCGTCTTTGAAAAAA